TGACTTCCCAGAAGCTGCTCTGATATTTACGCCATTTGTGTTACCAAAAACATAACCGTCAGAAGCACCTAACACGACATCACCTGATAGGTAGAGGTTATTAAAGCGAGCGCCTGATGAGCCTAAGTTTATTGAAGCATCTGCCGCGCCTCCTGTTGCATTACAGGGGATAATATCGTCAGTACCGCCTGAATCAAACCTAAAACCAACACCTGCATCGGCAATGTAAAGACCGCTAGTATTAACACCAATACTACCTATGGTTGCGCCGTTTTTGCGTAAGTCAACAATTGTTCCGTCCGTACCAGTACGACCAATAACTGCCGCAGGTTGAGACTGAGCATTGTGATTGATACGTCCATCAGAAAGTATTGAAGTACCATTTACAGCACTGTCAGCAGGGGTTAAGTTGGCAGTCCCAAAGGTGGTGTGGCCTGCGCTGGATATGCGTACGCGTTCTGTGTTGCCACCAGTAGCAAATAGCATGTTTGTTTGAGCGCGTATTGCTAAGTCATCTACCGCAGACCCCGCAATCATATCGCCTGCTGTAGTGGCTACCTGTATTCCTGCTTTAAAAGTAGCGCCGTTTAAAAGTCTAATCCTTATGTCGTCTGTATCTGAAACTTCAACGCCACTCATCGTGGCTGTGCCATTCACATTTAATGTAGTTGGATTAGTACCCAGCTCTACAATAGCACCTGCGTTGTCTTCAGTAAATAGTCGTTTGTCAGCTACGTTGACTGCCAGTTCACCCTGTACAAGATCACTTGCTGTTGGAACGGCAGAAGCAGTAGAGCTGTTCTTTGTTACAATTTTTGTTGCCATAGTTATATACCCTTAGTATGTGCCGCCGTTCAGCGTACCAGTAGTCATGTTGTCTGCATTAAGTGTTGAGTTAGATTGTAAAGCTGTGTCAGCCTTTGCACCCTGTGCTGCTGTAGCATAGTCCGTAGCCGCTGTAGTAGCAGCAGTGCCTAGTCCTAAGTTAGTTCTAGCAGTAGATGCACTAGCCAAGTCAGATAAGTTGTTAGCCTTCAGAGCTGCTGTAGACAACTCCGCTGCCGCTGCTGTAGCACTAGCTGCTGCTGAGGTTGCACTGCTTGCTGCTGCTGTGGCGCTACTCGCTGCTCCTGTGGCTGAAGAAGCTGCTGCGGTCTCTGAGCTGGCTGCATTGGTCTCTGAGGTCGATGCTGCACTAGCACTGGCCGCTGCATTGCTTGCCTGTGTAGAGGCTGTAGACGCGCTTGTAGCAGCGTTAGAAGCACTTGTAGCTGCCTCACTAGCCTTAGTGGTAGCGGTAGTAGCTGACCCTGCTGCTGCTGTAGCGCTTGATGCTGCATTAGTCTCGCTAGTGGCTGCATTGGTTGCGCTGGTGCTTGCCTCTGCTGCCTTAGTAGTTGCAGTGCTTGCAGAGGTTGCTGCATTGCTTGCAGAGGTTACTGCTTCAGCAGCCTTAGTCGTTGCTGTAGTGGCGCTAGAGGCTGCACTAGTAGCTGAGGTTGCAGCATTAGTAGCACTAGTCGCTGCTTCGCTGGCCTTGGTGGTAGCCGTAGCTGCACTGGCTGCTGCGTTAGTCTCTGACGTAGCTGCTTCACTAGCCTTTGTAGTGGCTGTAGCAGCACTGGTAGCAGCGTTAGTTTCTGAAGTAGACGCTGCACTAGCTGAACTAGCTGCGTTAGTCTCAGAGGTACTAGCCGCTGTAGCACTAGCTGCTGCATTGGTAGCTGAAGTAGCTGCACCACTTGCTGAACCAGCCGCTGCCGTAGCGGAACTAGAAGCAGCCGTGGCTGAAGAGGAAGCATTAGAGGCCGATGTAGCAGCATTGCTTTCGGAGGTTGAGGCATTGCTGGCGCTAGTCGAAGCCTCTGATGCTTTAGTCGTTGCCGTAGAAGCACTGTTAGACGCACTGGTTGCGCTTGTAGCGGCTTCTAAGGCTTTAGTAGTAGCAGTGGTAGCACTAGCAGCGGAAGCCGTCTCAGAGGCTCCTGAGGCTGTCTCAGAGGCACTGGCTGCTGTAGCACTAGTAGCAGCGTTTGTAGCACTAGTGGCTGCGTTAGTCTCTGAGGATGCTGCGGCAGTTGCTGAGTTCTCTGCTGCTGTTGCGTAGGCTGCAACACCTGTGGCGCTGTTAGCTGCATTAGTAGCAGATGTGCTTGCTTCAGCAGCTTTAGTTGTAGCTGTTGTAGCAGAGTTAGCCGCTTCTACTGCACTAGCGGCTGCATCACTTGCTTTCGTAGTAGCTATGTTAGCCTGGGCTGTAACAGCAGATATGGTGGCATCCGTATTGGAATCACCAGCACCACCGTCACCTCTAAATATAGCCATTGTAGCTCCTACGAAAACAAAAGAAAGGGAGAATAAAGAAAGGGGGACTCCGAAGAATCCCCCAGTTTAGCTTTAAAGTACAGCTAGGGTGAAGCCTGCTTCTGGACGCATGACCTGAACGCCGTAAAGCGTATCAGCAGTGTACAGGGTTCCTAGGAATTCCTGCTTGTACTGGGTCTGTGAACGTACTGCCTGCTGCTCTGCAAGAACGTTGGTGTCCTTGTGGATCAGCTGAGCGCCACGAACGCCAGCTTCAAGAGTAGGTACGTTAGTAGAAACAAATACGTCAACGCCGTACAAGTTACCAATCTTACCAGTCTCAACGCTTTTGCCGTTGACGAAGTCAGTAGAAGTATAACGCTCAATACCCATGATAGCGTTACGCAGTGAGGGTGGTACGATGAAGCTACGACCGTCCATAGGAACGTCTGCATCGTCTTGTTTCTGAATCAGCGCACGGAACGCAGCGTCAGAGAATGCACCAATGTCAGCAGCACCGTCAGCGTCATACGCTTCAAGAGCACCAGAAGTGGTGTTGATCTGGAAAGAACCAGAGTTAACGTAGCTAGAACCATCACCGTCGCCGAAAGACTTAGCCAGTTCAAACAGATCGTTGTCAACCTGCTTAGCCAGACCGTAGCCAGCGTCGCCAGTATAGAACTGACGCAGAGAAGCGAGAGCCTGTACTTCGGTGATGTCTTCAATCAGACGAGAGAACTCAAAGTGCTTGTTGATGTTGATCAGAACTTCTGACTCAACAGAGTTCTGAATAGTTACGGCAGTCTCTGCAACTTTAGCAGTAGCTGAACCACGAGTAGGCTTAGGAACGTGAATGGTGTCACCTTTCTTGCCAGTCATGCTCATTTTCTTAACGAGGTTAGCCATTACAAGATTGCTCTTGTATGCAGCGATTACTTCGTCACTCCAGATTTCTGGAATAAAAGTAGCGGCGCTAGTGTTGTCTACTGCTCCGCCCATGTTGGGATATACTGATGTAGCCATGATAATACTTCCTTAAAGAGATTTAGTTTCTGACTCTCCCTTCTTGGTATGCTTGCATGATCTCGTCAGACAAAGACAAATACCTATCAGGGTCGGTCTGCATTAGTTTAATAATGTCTGAGCGTCTATAAACTTTACGACTTGCTGCTTCACCGCTGCCTTTAGCATTACCTGCTGAGGCGTTCTTAACTGCGGTTTTACGACTAGCCTTCTCATTAGCTACAGCCTGTCCTACTACCTGTTGACGTTCCTTCCACGTAGTGAAGAGTTCATCAGCAGCTTCGTAATCGTACTGCGTGTCTGCCTGTGCAAAGAGCTGTGTACGAATCTTTGATCCCTTAATCCACTCAACAAACTTACCATCTTGTAGAATCTCTTGCATGTCAGGATGACGTTGTTGCAAGTGAGACTGCGCTGTCTGCTGCTTGTACTGCTGAGTTTGTGCTTCAGCAGCTTTGATTGAAGGATGATTCTTAATAGCTCTCTCGACTGCCTTGTCGGGATCAGAGAAAAAGTCTATATCTTCTTCAGGTTCTTGGGTTGCTGGGGTGTTGGTGTCGAGTTGTGTCTGTATGTAGCTGTCTACTACTGACCGAAGTTCCCCTACCTCTGAGCTTTGGCGGCCTAGTAACTTCTCAGCCTCCTGGTGCATCCGTACAATCTCAGCCGTTGACTTTCCTTTGTACTTGTCAGGGATTTCTTCTTCTTGAGGAGTCTCCTCTACTTGAGGTTCCTCTTGAATTTGATTTACTTCTTCTTCAGTTTCAACGTCTTCAGGACGCTCGTCTATTAGTGTTGCCATTATTAAACTCCGTGAGTATTCTCATTATGGAGGTGTATTATGCAGGGCTTCGGTTAGGAGTTGGCCTTGCGCTCTTGCTGTAGTTTCTGTGCTCTGTTCTTTTCCCACTGTCTAGTAGCACCCATAAAATCGCCAGATAGCGGGTCTAACTTACTTCGCACAGCACTTACAATTCTTGTTGCAATCTTATCGCAGTCTAAACAAGGTATATGGGTACACTCTGAATCTGTGTAGCGTTCATTCGTGTGTCCCTGTTCGCAACGATACTCGTAGATAGCTCTCATTAGGCAGCTTCTTCTACTTCTTCTTCCTCTTGCATTGCTTGTTCTTCTGCTGCGTCGATTTGAGCTTCTAGGTTTAGTAGGTTAGCTATGATAGAAAGTTGGCCTTTACGGAAGTGAAGGTCTTCATTATCTTTTGCAGCTTCTACTGAGTTGATCACCATAGCATTAGATTTCAAGTCTTCCATTAGCTGTTTCCAGCCATCTGTTCCAAACATGTTTCTAATGTTGCGGTAATATAGCTCAAGGTCTTTGTCGATCATACTGTTTCTCCTATTAGGACAGTGTTGTTTATATTAGTTTTACACAGTTATTATAACATAAAAGCATAAGAAAGTCAAGCTTTATTTGTCTTTTTACTTGACTTCTGTGTAGATTTGTTGTATATGGCGTCCCAATTAGCAGAAAACTTCTTCTGATCTGTCTTCCTCTGGGTACTTCCCTTGCCACCGTGTGTCTGGCCCTTCATCGCTTAACTGGCTTCTTCTTAGGCGGTTTCTTTTTCTTAGGTGGACGCCCTACTTTACTACCGTATGTACCTTTACCTGCTGGCATAGTATTCTCCTGTTTATTCTATTTGTTGTATATGCACAGTAAAAGTGTGCATTTAAGACACTTTTATGTACATATTAGTGTACTACCACTTAGATTTATCAGCCCAGTATGCCGCTGACATCTTACCTTTGGCAATGTTCTTGCCGTGTCGTGCTTTAAAACTAGCACGTTTCTTCTTCATTGCTTCGGACTCTCCCGCTTTAGGTTTTCCTGCGGTCTTTGCCCCTTGTTCTCCATACCTAATCGTCTTGACTTTGTCACCTTCTTTTGCCACGACAACATGGCTTTTCTTTGGGTGATTAGGGGTACGCTTTGGCTTGTTATAACCACTTACGCCCGCCCTAGTTAGTCTTGGGTCTTTTTTTGCTGGCATTCTTAGCCTCCATTTGTTTCTCAAGTTGTGCAATCTTCTTAAAAAGCTCCTCAAACTGTACATTTACTTGAGCTACTACGTGTTCTAAGTCTTTATTGCTGACCATTAGGCATCATTCCTTGTGGTTGTGGTGCTTGAGGTGCAGGAGGAGGCGCTGGAGCTGCTTGTTGAGCAACATTACCCTCTTTTACTGCTACTTCTCGCTCTTTTAGTAGCTGTTTAGAGATTTCTAGGCGCTTTTGGAACTCTTTATCGTCTGCATCACCCTTGTTTAGGTTAGTAGTGACAGCTTTGATGCGGTCAATCTCCAGTTCCTGCGGTATAGCCTGTGCTTCCACTGCAATCTTCTGCGCTCTAGCTTGCGACTCAGCGGCTTGGCCGTTAAGTGCAGCAGTTTGTGACGACTGGAACTGCAACTGAGCTTGCTGTGCAGCCTGCTGAGCCTGTTGTGCTTCTGGATTAGGCTGGTTAGCCTGCTCAAGAGTGGCAATAAGCTCTTCACGGTTAGACAGGTTCATATTGTCAATGATAGACATAACCAGCTTAGGATACATTGGCGTGTCTGGTGACATAGTTTGTAGCAACTGAACAAGCTGTGTTACTTCGTACTCACGAGCAATGATGCCTAGTGAGCTAGAGGTGTGGAACTTGTAGTCAGCAACTGGATACAGCTCAGGTTCAAACTGCATGTAGCGCCAGGCAGCCTTAGTAACAAAAGGAATAAGGAATGCTTCTTGGAAGTTGATCAGTGTACGCTTGTGACGCTTGATGATATAGCAGATCGGAAGAGCACACGTATAACCACCACTCACGCACAACACACTTATCCCTTCTT